GTACCAAAAGCATTCCTAGGGTACGATGAACAGGTAGAAGGTAAAGCAACATTAGCGGCAGAGGATATTAGATTTGCAAGAACGATTGAAAGAATTCAAAAAATAGCAATATCAGAATTAACTAAGATTGCAATAGTACATCTATATACTCAAGGATTTAAGGATGAAGATTTAGTTGATTTCTCTTTGGAATTAACAACTCCATCTACTGTATATGAGCAAGAGAAAATTTCAATCTGGCAAGAAAAGATAAGATTAGCTACTGATATTCAATCTTCTAAATTATTATCTGATGAATGGATATATGAAAATATTCTAAACATGGGTGACCAAGCTTGGAACGCTGAAAGAGAAAACGTTATTGCAGACCTTAAACTTAAATTTAGACAATCTCAAATTGAACAAGAAGGAAATGATCCATCAAAAACTTTAAGATCATTTGGTACACCGCATGATCTTGCAACAGCTGGTCAACAATCATATGATGAAGAGAGTGATGAACCAGTTGGAAGACCTGATATTGGAATGAAATATAAAACAACTGAACACCCAGGAGGTCAAGATCCAATAGGTGATAAAGATCTAGCAAAAACCTTTAATATATCTAAAGAACCATTAAAGCATAATTTTAGAGGAAATAGTCCATTAGCTAGAGAAGACAAACGACAAAAATATAAAAATGTAATTAAATCACTTCAATCTAAAGTTAAATCAAAAAGTGTTTTGAAAGAAACTTTAAGTGAAGAAAAAAAGCAGTATAACGATAAAGGTGGTCTACTCGACGAAGGCAATATTATTGACGGGAGTATATAATCTTTTTGCAAAACATCATATTTATATATGATAAATACTATGTCTAATGGTGAAAGAAATATGAGCACAATAAAACACTCAAAATTTAAGAATACAGGTATCCTGTTTGAACTACTTGTGAGGCAGGTAGCGTCTGATACGCTATCTAAAGATAATTCAGAAGCTGTCAGAATTATTAAAGAATATTTTTCTAATAAAACTCAACTAGGTAAAGAATTACAACTATATCAAACAATCCTGAAAGAAAAGTTTAATAGCGAATCTCAAGCAAATAGATTCGTTGATGCAGTTTTATCTTCTAGAAAAAAATTAAATAATAGTAAACTTCGACGTGAAAAGTATAACCTTATAAAGGATATTAAAGAACATTACGATATAGACAAGTTTACAAAAGCTCGAATAGATAATTATAGAACTCTAGCGTCTACATTTACTATATTTGAAAATACAACATTACCTCCAGCTGATTCTGTAAAACTAAGATATAATTTAGTGGAAGCAGTAACAGGTAAACGAGCTAATAAGCAAATTAAAAAACAGATAGTATCTGAATATCAACAACAAGATAAAGATATGCAATTGCTATCATATCAAATATTAGTTGATAAGTTCAATGAGAAGTATGGTGATTTATCAGTAAAACAGAAAAAGGTTTTACGTGAATATATAAACAACGTTTCTAACACAAACAATCTGAAAGAACTTATATCATCTGAAGTGCCACATATTAAACGCACACTTCGAAACAAGATGAGATCTATAAAAGATCCAGTTGTTCGAATCAAACTTAAAGAGGTAGCTAAACAAGCAACTGCTTTGGGTAAACGAAATGTTATCAAAGATCAAGAAGTATTATCTTTAATGAGATTCTACGAGTTAATCAAAGAACTTAAAAATATTAAATAAGGGATAGGATATGCGATTCGATATAAAAAAGTGGCAAGACAAACACCTTATCGAGGAATCTAAACTTAAAAAAGAAATAGATTTCAAATCTCAAAAGGCTTTTCAAAAGTACGATGCTAAACATAAAATGCGTCCAACCACTAAAGTAACTATCGGTGGTAAAACTACAACAGCAGGTGATGCAGGTGGAGGTAAAAAATCAGCTCCTGTTGATAAAAAGGCAACCAAGCCTAAAAAAGCAGGTGATGATTACGAAGCTACATATGCTAAAGCAGCTAAAAAATATACAGATAAAAAGGTAGCTGCAGTAGCAAAAGAATACAATGCTAAACCAGCAACAATAAATCCTAGATCAGGATTATCAGATCAGTCAATAAAGAAAATACAAAAAAATATGCGTGGGGAACTATACAAAAATGATTATGATAAGTATGATAAGGAATGGTTAAATCATAAGCTTAATGTTCAAGGTCCTGAAAATCCAGGAGGTACCTTCGAACGATATGATTTTATGCCACACGATTTTTCTGGATCCGAATCGTCTGCAGAAGGGATACTCACTGGTTTAGATACATTGATGAATCAATCATCTCTTGAACGACCATATATTCATAATACATTCAGTCAAATGACAAAAAAACAAGCTCACGCTGGTCTAGATGCTCTAAAAAAGAAATATTCTTATGATGAAGATAAGATGGTTAAGAGCTCTCGTGATCCTGAAACTGGTGAGTATATACCAGCTAATAAACATTGGAGAAATCATTTTGAAACAAACTTTGGAAAAGTTAAACGGTATGAAAGAGCTTTAGAAGAGTTTGAAACTCCATTGGAACCAGAGGGAATAAAACACTACTCTGACAAAATTAAAAAAGCAAAAAGACCTGATTTTATGGCAATGGCAGTATCAGGTGCTGGTAAATATAAATCGTCAGAAACTTCAGAATCTGTAAAAATCCAAGAAGCAAGGGTATATGAATCTATTCAAGAATTAAGAGGTTTAGAAAAATAATGGAATCATATATTAAAAAAATATTAAACGAGTTAGAAGAATCTCAAGAGGAATTAGATGAGATGAGTGTAACTGGTAATTTAGATGGAGGAGAAGGACCTCCAAAGACTCCATTTGCTTTCGGTAAAGGTCGTAACATGGATAAAAAGAAGACTAAAGACATATCAACAAACAGTACAGGATTTTCTATAGTTAAAGAAAAGCCTAAAAAAGTATTTAAGGGTAACATGGGTGAATCAATATACAAAAAAGTAATGAGTGAAATAAATTATCGCGAATATAAAAAAGATGAAACCATGTCAGCAAAGCAAAAAGTTAACAACTCAATAAAAGAAGTTAATCGAAAGCTTTACGAGATAGAAAGGATAATCCATCAGAATAACAAGTTAAAAACAGAGATGGGTATAACAAGTGAAAACTACTGGAAGTCAACTCGAGCTAAATTTGGTAAAATTAGTGAACGTATGGTACGGGTAGGTCACGCAATGAGAAAACTGGGATCATAAAATGGCAAGACAAGTACTAGTAGATTATATACCATTCCAAGTAACACCGCAACAGATTAACGAATCTATGGCTATCAACAATGGCCGAGTGGTAGTAGAAGGCGTTTTACAAAGATCAGGAGCTAAAAACCAAAACGGTAGAATATATCCAAAAGAAATTTTAGCGCGAGAAGTAGCTAACTATAAAAAAGTTCAAATAGCTGAAAAACGTGCTCTAGGAGAATTAGATCATCCAGAATCATCTGTAGTTAATCTAAATAATGTATCTCATAATGTTTTAGATTGTTGGTGGAAAGGTGATGATGTGATTGGTAAAGTTGAAATCTTAGGAACTCCATCAGGTAATATCCTTAAGGAACTTCTCCAAGCAGGTATACTGCTAGGCATCAGCTCTAGAGGCTTAGGTTCAGTTAGAGAGTTAGATGAAGGTACGGTAGCAGTAGAAGATGATTTTGAACTTATATGTTGGGACTTTGTTTCTAATCCATCAACTCATGGTGCATTTATGAAACCTATTCAAAATGAAGGCGTACTTGCAGAAAATGTAGTTAAAAATAATCAAAGTTATGAAAAAGTTAATACAATAATAAGAGACATCCTTTGTGAAATGAAAGGCTGCTGTCCAGTAGACTAGGGAATAATTATGATTAGAATGGCTAAAATAATACGTGAAAGTAAGCAAGAAGAAAACTATCGAAAACTTGATAAAAAAGAAAGACAGTTAGTCCTTGATGCAGTCAACAAGTTTAACAAGTTTGAGCAACATATATACAGACAAAAAGATGTTCGTGAAGTAGTTGAAGCAATTAAAACTATTAGTGAATATGCTGGCAGATTAGCATTAGATGAAACTGAAGACTGGTTTGATGGAGTAACGGTTAAGAAAGATGTTAAAGAGATTGGAAATGCAGTTAAATTATTTGAAAAAGCAGCAAAAGAAGTCGGTACATTACAACATCGTTTAGAAGCTTTATATGAAGATATAGGTGGTAAATTAAGTCGTTATTATGAAATAGCTGATATCGATAAAACTATACCGTTAGCACCAAATAATTCAAAATAGTTGGTTCCTTAAATAATTTTTCGTATATTTAATATAAATTAAGTAATAAACTAAACTAAATTAAATGGCTTATAGCAGAAATCAAAAACATCGGAATCAATCCGATACCAACACACGAAATCACAATTCCAAAAAGAAACATTTCAAACGAAAAAAACGATTAACTCGAGAAGACTTTCAAATACCTGGTCAACCTCGAGCAGTAAAGGTTCCTGATGGGAATATCGAACAGGCATTAAAACGTTTCAAAAAAATGATGAAACAAACTGATGTTATTACAGAACTTAAAGAAAGAAGAGAGTTTATTAAGCCCTCTAAAAAACGTTATATGGCAAAGAAGAGAGCTGCCGGAATCCAACGTAGTCAGACTAAAAAAGAGATAAGAATGGGTAATAAACGAGTATGGACAGCAATTATTAACGGTCAAGCCCAATAAACTTATAAAAATACATAAAAAATTAAAGAAACCTGACTGGTTTCTTTTTTTTTGCCATATTTATTTCTAGATAAGAATACACTACGCTTAATACAAGCATTCTTTATGTAGTGTGAAAATATAGAAACTAATTACCTATTAAGAATCCTAATATTCTTATTTCCACAAACAAATTTAAGGAGAATAGACAATGAATGATCTATTAAAAGAAGCAATCGCTGATGCTAAAGCTGTTCGTAAGACTGCACTTGCTAATGCTAAACTTGCTCTTGAAGAAGCTTTCACACCAAAACTTCAATCTATGATCTCTGCTAAAATCCGTGAGGAAGCAGAAGTAGAAGATTTAGAAGAAGAAGAAATGGAAGACCATAACGAAATGCGTGAAGATGAAGAGCATGATATGGAAGAAGGCGGAATGCGAGAAGATGAAGACGAAGAACTTCACGATGGCATGAGAGAGGATGAAGAGCATGATGTAGAAGAAGGCGGAATGCGCGAAGATGAAGACGAAGAACTTCACGATGGTATGAGAGAAGATGAAGAAACTCATGATGACGCTCACCACGAAAGCCATGACGAAATGCGAGAAGACGAGCACGAAGACGAGCCGGTTGCTGAAGAAGACGATTTAGAGTTAGAAGCTATTATCAAAGAGCTTGAAGACGAAATCGAAGAAGATGAGCATGAAGAACTAGAAGAAGGTCATGAAGATGAGCTTGAAGAAAGTAATGATGCATCATCAGGTATCGGAGCATCCGATAACAAACAACCTGCACCAGCAGCTAACGCAGACAGCACAGATGATCCAGAAGGAACAGGTGCTAAAGTTGTAGCCGAGTCAGAAGACGGTATGGAAGGTGAATCTGAAACTTTAGACAATTTACATGAAGAAGAAGGTGACGAATTAGAGGAAGGTGAAGACATCGACCTAGAAGAAGTTATCCGATCTTTACGTGAAGAAGAAGAAGAATTAGAAGAATCTGAAGACGGTATGGAAGGTGAATCAGAAACGATTAACAACCTAACTGAAAAGCTTAAAGAATCTTACTCAGTAGTAAAATTCCTACGAAGCAAAATCAATGAAGTTAACTTACTAAATGCAAAATTGTTATTTACTAACAAATTATTTAGAAATGGTAACTTAAATGAAAGTCAAAAATTAAAAGTAATTGAAACTTTTGACAGAGCGAAATCAACTAGAGAAGTTAAATTAGTGTATACTACTTTAGCAGAATCTACAATGGCAACAAGAACAACTAGAAACAAAAAAGCAATCAAAGAAGGATTTGCATCTAAAGCGGTAGCATCAACTAAACCACGAAGATCAGTTCTTTCAGAAGGTGCTGACATGGCTTCTAGATTCAAAAAATTAGCCGGGCTAACAAAATAATAATATCGAGGAGATAAGAAAATGGCAAGACAAACTACTGTTGGATCTATCCTTGCTAATACTAGTAACAACCACAGAGCGCAATTAGCTGAAACTAAAGGCATCGTATCAAAGTGGAACAGAACTGGTTTATTAGAAGGACTATCTAACGAATACGAAAAGCATGGTATGGCTATCTTATTAGAAAACCAAGCTAAACAACTTATCGACGAAGCATCAAGAACTGGTACAGCATCTAACTCAGAAGAGTGGTCAGGTGTTGCATTACCATTAGTTCGACGTGTATTCGCCGAGATCGCTGCAAAAGAATTTGTAAGCGTTCAACCAATGAACCTTCCTTCAGGTCTAATTTTCTACTTGGATTACAAGTATGGAACTGATGACTCTAAAGGATTTTTAACTAACCAAGGTAAAGATTCACAAAAAGACTCAGTATTTGGTGAAACTGATGCAACTGGTGACCCTACAGAAGGTCTTTATGGATCTGGTAGATATGGTTACTCAACTAACTTTGTAACTTCATCTGCAGGTATTCTTGGAACTACTGCATCGTTAGAATCAGTTGACTATAACTACAATACTGTATTCTCTCAATCATATGCTGGCCAATTTGGTACAGTAGGTGGTGGTGCTGGATCTTCAATCATGGCTAACAATGTATTCTCTGTATTAGTAGCATTAAATCAAGTTACTGAATCAGGTGCTTCAGGTACAGATTATGACTTAAACTCAGTTAAATCTTGGGAATTAACAAACGGTGTAACAGCTGGTGTTGTTCTTAAGCAATTCAAAGAGTTTACTAAACTTACTAACGCAGCAGGAACTGAAGTACAGCCAGACAATGCAACTCACGTACAATTCGTGATTTCAGGATCAGGCTATGCTCAATCAGCTACTCCAGCAGTTGGTGATGCAGGACAATCATTTATAATAGGTTACTCTAAAGATCCAACGGATACTACAAGAGGTGACTTTGAGGATGGTAAAGCAGGACAACCTAGAAATACTGATAACTTGGAAATTCCAGAAATTAACTTGGAAATGAAAAGTATCGCTATTGTTGCTAAAACTAGAAAGCTTAAGGCTGTATGGACTCCAGAGTTCGCGCAAGATCTTAATGCTTATCACTCAATCGATGCAGAAGCAGAATTAACTTCTATGTTATCTGAATACATCTCACAAGAGATTGATTTAGAAATATTAGATATGTTAATGAACAATGCATTAGTTGAAGAAAACTGGTCAGTAACTGTAGGTGAAAAATGGGAAGGTACTAATAGCTGGGTAACAGCTAATACTGGTGAAGCTTATAATCAAGGTACTTGGTTCCAAACTTTAGGTACTAAGATACAAAAAGTTTCTAACAAGATTCATCAAAAAACTATGCGTGGTGGTGCAAACTGGTTAGTTTGTTCTCCAGACGTAGCAACTATTTTAGAATCTATCCCAGGATATGCAGCTGATACTGATGGAAATGCATCTTCATTTGCAATGGGTGTTCAGAAAGTAGGACAATTGAATAACAGATTTACTGTTTACAAAAATCCTTATGTAACTGCTAACACTATTTTAATGGGCTTTAGAGGAACTCAATTCTTGGAAACTGGTGCTGTATATGCTCCATATGTTCCGTTAATTATGACTCCTTTAGTATACGATCCTACAAACTTTACTCCACGTAAAGGTGTAATGACTCGTTACGCGAAGAAAATCGTAAGACCAGAATTCTATGGTAAGATCAACGTAAGAGGATTACATACTCTGTAATTATCTTAATTGATTTAATATTAAAAAGACCTCATTTATTTGAGGTCTTTTTTTTTGGTTATGACTCAATCTTGCTACTTATATAAAAGTTTTAGGAGATAATACATGTACAAAGACCGACCAAAAAACAACAAAAAAGGTTATCGCTTCAAATTATCATTAACCCAAGAACAAAAACAAGCTAAAGCAGAGATTTTAGAAAACGATGTATCAGTAATAATAGGAAAAGCTGGTTCTGGAAAAACTTTGTTAGCTTGTCAAATAGCATTGCAAGCGTTATTGGATAAGGATGTTAATAGATTGATAATAACGAGACCTACAATATCTAAAGAAGATATAGGTCACTTACCAGGTAATATTAAAGAAAAAATGGATCCATGGGTAGCCCCTATATATGGAAATATGTATCAGTTATTACGTAAGGAACGTATTGATGAGTTTGTAGCTAGAGAGCAAATAGAAATAGTTCCTGTATCTTATATGAGAGGGAGAACTTTTACAAATTCAGTTGTAATAGTTGATGAATGTCAAAATCTAGACAACGCACAGACGTTAATGATATTACAACGTATAGGTGTAGATTCAAAAATGTTCTTCTGTGGTGATGTAGGTCAAGTAGATTTGAAAAGACAGAGAGATAGTGGATTGTCATTTTTATCTTCTATCAAGCATGTAAAAGGTATCCATACAGTAGAGCTGTTAGAGAATTATCGACACCCGATACTTAAAGATCTACTAGAAGTGTACAAAAACTTCCCTTCTTCTTAAGTTCCTCCATATTTATATATGATAAACTATAATCATAATTAAGGGAATTTTATGGCAAGATTAAATATAGCAATATGGCCTGGAAGTGGAAGCGCTGTAAGTGAGAGTACACCATTCGGTTTGTATGATAATGATTCAACCTACCAGGCCGATGGACCTAAAGTAGCAGATTTTGCTGCTCAAAAACTCGGCTACCCTATAACTGATATTGAAATGCAATCCAAGCAATTTTACGCCTGCTTGGAAGAATCAGTAACTGAATATAGCGCTCAAGTTAATCAGTTTCGAATTCGTGAAACTATGTTAGATGTAAGAGGTTATTCAACTGGAAGTTCTTTTACAGGAAAAGAAATTACACCTACCCTAGGACCGCAAATAGCAATAGCAGAAAATTATGGAACTGAAGCAGGATCTGGTGGAAATGTAGCATACAAATCTGGTTCAATTACATTAGTAGCTAATCAACAAGATTATAATCTACAGACTTTATGGGCAGCTGATAATGAAAGTGGTAACCGTATTGTAGTAACAAAAGTTCATTACGAAGCTACACCTGCTATTACTAGATTTTTTGATCCTTATGTAGGAACAGGAGCAGGTGCACAACAAATGCTTGATGGTTTTGGATGGGGTAACTATTCTCCAGGTATCAGCTTTTTACTTATGCCAGTGTTTGCAGATGCATTAAGAATTCAAGCAATTGAGTTTAATGATCAAATACGTAAATCTGCTTATAGTTTTCAAATGCACAATAATGAATTAAAATTATTTCCAATACCTCAATCATCTGATGCAGGTGAAAAGGTTTGGTTTGAATATTATGTAGAAGCAGATAGAAATAATCCACTACGAACAAATGACCATTCTAGCGTTACTGGTGGTGGTGTTATAAGCGACTATAGTAATGTACCTTTGACTAATCTAACGTATAAAGAAATTAATAGTGTTGGTAAGCAATGGATATGGAAATATGCAGCTGCATTAGCAAAGGAATTATTAGGAGCAGTTCGTAGTAAATATGGTTCTATCCCTATCCCTAATGCTGAAGTTTCATTGGATGGATCAACATTAAAATCGGAAGCAGCTACAGAAAAAGAAATATTAATTACTCAGTTGCGTGAAACATTAGAAGCAACTAGTAGACAAAGGCAGCTAGAAATGAAGCGAGAAGAATCAGAAAATCTTCAACAATCATTAAATAGAGTGCCACTTAAAATTTATATAGGATAAATATGCCATTATTTGCAGGAGCAAGAGATATAAGTTTAATTGAAAAGTTGAATGAAGAGCTTATTAACAGCGTTATTCAAACTGAAATATATTTCTATAAATTAATATTAGATGAGACAAGCGATAATGTGTATGGAGAAGGTACAGATAAAAGATACTACGCAGGAGTAAAACTACCTGCATTAGTTGATAGAGAAGATCAATCATATGTTGAAGAAGCTTATGGTGTAGATCTGCAACAGCTATCTATGTTTTCTTTTTTACGTAAAGAGTTTACTAAAAAAGATTTAGTACCAGAAGTTGGTGATATTATAGAATGGGATAAAGCATATTTTGAAATAGATTCGTTAGTAGATAATCAGATAGTAGGAGGTAAAGATCCAGATTATTCACTAGCAGGAGAACTTCACGGTTCTTCACATTCTATTATATGTAACTGTCATATGACAAGAATGAGTAGATTAAATATAGAAGATGTAAGATACGGACAAGGAGAACCTGATTATAATTTTCCAGCAGGTATATAATATATGAGTAGACGAAAACCAATATCAACACTGCACAGATTTCACCCAGCAGCTTTTAATCCTTTAGAGATAGCTGAGCCTGTATCTGAAGCATTTACTAAAGCTCCTAAATCTAGAAAGTTAGTAAGACGGGAAACTCAAATCCGAAGAGATGATGATGCTAGGCCAAAAAGTTTTAGTATTACTTTATATGATATAGATTTCGCAATTAAACGGTATATAGAAAGTACAATTAAACCTGCTATATTAGAAAACGGTAGAAGAGTACCTGTTCCAGTACAGTATGGATCACCAGAAAAATGGACATCAATGCAAAAATTAGCTGCATTAAGAGACAATCGAGCTAAAGCTAATTTTCCATTGATAGTTTATACTAGAACGAGTGTAAGCAAGAATGAAGAGTTATCTAAATTAAATGTTATACAATCTCAAGATAAGCATATGATGGATCACTATATTAATCGATACACAAACATAAATAAATATGATAGGTTTTCAGCTCTTAAAAATAGACAACCAAAAAGAGAACGGTATAGTATGGTAGTACCGACTTTTGTTAATATATCATATAATATACAAATATTTTGTGACTTTATAGAACAAGTAAATCAGATAAATGAAATGTTTTGGGATCATCATGGTCGAGCATGGGGAATAGAATATAAATTTATGACAAGTCAAGATTCTATGGATCTAGACACAAGTGTTCCAGAAAATGGTGATAGAATTACTAAAAGTTCATTCGGATTAAATGTAAAGGCAGGACTAATTTCAGAAAATAAAGATTTTGAGCCAACAACAAAAAGAAATATTACTAACTTTAATATTAGATTTGGAACAAGGGTTGTTTCTGACATCGATAATTTAGATGAAATTCTATAAAAGTCATATTTATATAAGATAGAAACTAGGGAAAAATTATGGCCACACCAGGTGATTTAAGTAGCAGAAAAATAAAAAATACGTATAAAGCTATAGTTCAGTATAGCGATTCTAACCACCGTATATATGATGGTACCGGATCTCGTATTGAAGATCTAGACGTAACACGTATCACTGCAAGTAAAGCTTCACTTGGATCAATTCAAGATTTACAGCACTTATCAGCAGCACGGGTACAAGTAACTGAGCATTTATCAGTAACTGGTTCTACGTTTTTAGGAGACGATTGTTCAGAAGATCAAGTAAAGATAGTAGGTAATACCTGGGTATCAGGTTCATTAACTGTTAGTGGCTCATGTCAAGGATCATTTAGAAGTATAGGGCAAGCTAAATTTATATATTTAGATAATCCTAGTATAGAAGATCAAAAACCAGCACGAGTTACTCGTGGTATGATTAGAGGTAAATATAATGTTCCTAGATTTGGAGGTCAAAATGCAGCATTAGATGTCTATGGAAATGCAGTAATATCTGGTTCACTTATAGTAGAAGATACTGTCTTTGCTCAAGAATTTCATACTGAACACGTTTCATCATCTATAATCTATACTAGTGGTTCAACCAAGTTTGGTGGTGACTTCAACGATACTATGCAAGTTACTGGTAGTATATTTCAATCTGGTTCTGATTCTTATTTCTTAAACGGAATTGGACTCGGTGTAACAGGGAGTATGAAACCAGGTACTTATGATGAGCCTGGACAAGATAGAGCAATAAATTTATCACATCTATTAACTATTGAAGACCCTGGTCACGATGCATTACAATATGGTAAAGGTAAACTCGTATATGGGGCATGGGGCTATCCATGGTTAAGTACCCACGTATCAGCAAGTGATACAGTAAGATTCCGAGATTCAGGTATTGGAGATGATGTATTTGTTATATCAGCAGTATCTAAATCAGTATTCTTTACAACTAATGATAAATATAATGTTGGAATAGGGGTACCATCAGGATCAAATTCTAAAGTAGATGAAAATTTAGTAATAAGTGGTTCAACTAATACAAGAGTTAAAATAGAATCAGCAACAGCTGCTACATCTGCTTCCTTATACTTTGAAAGTGGGCAAGACAGATGGGAAATAGCAGTTGCTAGTGCATCAACAGGAACTGGAAATGCATTAAGTGGTTCATTAGTATTTCGTCATAATTTAAGTAAATTTGGTAAGAATACATTTGGTGCAGGAAGTACATACTTCGAAGCACTTCGTATAGATCCATATGGAAAGGTTGGTATACAATTACCAAGCCAAGATAAATACACATATCCACAAGAATTTAACGTAAGTGGTTCTATTAATATAATTCAAGGTAGATCAACAGATATATCAGCTGGAACATTCCACGATTCAGATGGAATGAATGGTATATACTTTAATAATCAAAAAACTATATATGTATCAGGTTCTGGAACAACAACAAATTTATATTTCGGAAATACAACTGGTAATCAAACATCAACTACATCATTATCTAATATCGGTATTGGTAATCAAGTCTTAAGATCATTATCAACTGGAGACATGAATATAGGTATCGGGGATATAGCACTCACTACTTTAACATCAGGAACCGGTAATGTAGCACTTGGACAAAATACATTACGAGGGCAAAGAACGGGAATAGCTAATATAGCAATCGGTGTACTTGCTTTATCTGCTTCACAAGCAGCAAGTTACAATATCGCTATAGGTAATAATGCAATGTCTCCAACTTTAGTTACAGGTAACTATAATATCGGTCTAGGGTACGAGGTATATGCTAAATTGACCTCAGGTGCTGATAATATTGGGGTAGGAAGAAGTGCACTTTCTCAATTAACAACTGGTCTTGATAATGTAGGTATTGGTACAAATGCATTAGCTGCAGGAGCTCTTACTGGTAATAATAATATAGGGATTGGGCAAAATGTAGGTAATGGAATAACGACTGCAAGTGGAAGTGTTTTCATAGGCCATGAAGCTGGTAAGGCACATACAGCAGCTGGAGGAAACGTAGCTATTGGTTCAGGTTCAATGGGTCATGGAGTTGCGACAACTGGGCACTTTAATGTTGCAGCTGGAGCATATTCATTACGGGGTATAACAACAGGTTATCAAAACGTTGGAATCGGTCTAAATGCATTGAGCGGGTCACAGACAGGATATGAAAATGTAGCAGTTGGTACTAATGTATTAGGAACAGGAATATTAACAGGTCATTACAATATAGGAATTGGCCCTCAAGCACTTGAAGACGCAACATCAGGTAATGATAATACAGCAATAGGTAAAAAAGCAGCTTCTAACTTAACAACTGGTATATCAAACATAGCAGTTGGTTCTGGTTCTATGGGTATAGGAACAGTAACTGGAAGAGATAACATAGCTGTTGGTAGCTTCGCTCTCGAAGATATAACAGCAGGTTCAAATAATATAGCAATAGGTTCAGGATCAGCTGCATCTATTACAACTAATATTGGAAACGTAGCAATTGGATTTGAAACATTAAAAGCATCAGCTGATGATGCTGATTTTAACGTTGTAATTGGATATAAAGCAGTTAACACTGGTGATTTATCTGGTGACGATAATATTGTAGTAGGAGCATCTTCTGCAGCTAACATGACTTCAGGTTATGATAATGTCTTTATAGGTAAAGGAGCTGCACAATCTGGAGTAGTAACTGGTTATAGAAATGTTGCAATAGGACGTTTTGCAGGAGCGGATTTAACAGCTGGCCAAACTAATGTTCTTATAGGAGACAATGCTGGATTTAATATTACAGCACATGCAAATAATATAGCTATAGGTACACATGCATTATATACTAGTAATGCAACTAATGCAGCAATAGCACGTAATATATCTATTGGTCACTATTCTATGAAAGAAGGTCTTGTTTCTGGTCATGATAATACAGGATTAGGAGCTCGCACACTACTAAATCTAACTTCAGGAACGGATAATATAGCAGTTGGACCTTCAGCAGGAGAAAACATTACTACTGGTGATTCTAACATTGCTATTGGTTCAGGTTCAATATCTGATGGAACAGTAACAGGTGTTGGAAATATAGCAATTGGTCAAGAAGCATTAACTGATCTTACATCTGGTAGATATAATATAGCTATTGGGTCAGGATCATTAAAAGGTGGAAAAACAGGTGAATTTGCAATAGCAATAGGATTTAATGCAATGAGCGGGTCAGTATCTGATAATACTGCTAATATAGCTATTGGGGAATCAGCTTTACGTACAGGTGACATTACTGGTCATGATAATATAGGAATAGGTACAAAAACATTAGATAACTTAACTTCTGGTTACAATAATATTGCAATTGGTTCCGGTTCAATGATGAAAGGAGTAGTAACTGGTTATAGAAATGTTGCTATAGGAGTATCGACATTAGAAGATGCGACTGCTGCTAGTGGAAGTATTGCTATCGGTCATATGGCGGCAAGAAAACATACTACTGGTAATGCTAACATAGCTATTGGTTCAGGATCAATGGGTAAAGGTGTTGCAGTATCAGGACCATCTACTGGTGATAATATTGGTATAGGTTCTTACGCATTAGAAGATTTAACTACAGGATTTGGAAATGTTGCGATTGGGATGCAAGCAGCAGACGAACTTACTACCGGTGACCATAATATTGCTATAGGTCAACTAGCAATGTCAGCAGGTGTAACAACTGGAGATGCTAATATCGCAATAGGGTATTTAGCATTAAAAGATGCTGCTGGAGCACACAATAATATTGCTATAGGATTTAGAGCATTACGTGATGCAGCTGATACAGCAGCAAGAAATGTTGTTATGGGATATCAAGCTGGTTACGAGGGGGTAGTGACGGGTGTTGATAATGTTATTATCGGAACAAATGCTGCTGAAAATGCGACCTCGTTAGCAAGAAATGTTATTATTGGTGATGATGCAGGTAGAGATGGTGTAATAACAGGACATCAAAATATTATTATGGGTGCATCAGCATCGGCTAAAATCACTTCTGGTGATGATAATATTATACTCGGTTCAGCTGCAGGTAAAGCAGTAACTACTAACGATAAAAATATTTTAATAGGATCTGGTTCATCAGCAGGAGCTGGTATTAATAATGCATATGCAATTGGTACTCAAGCCTCAGTAACAGCAAACAATTCAGCTGTATTTGGTGGACAGACAGGAGAAAGATTTACAGTTGGTATGGGTGGAATTACAGCACCTAACGCAACTTTAGAAGTATCCGGTACAGCTAACTTTACTGGATCTGCATTATTCTCAGGTAGTCATGTTAATGGACCTGGTCACGATGGGTATACATTAAAAACTATCGGTACAACAGTTATGTCTGGTACATTAAACACACCTGGTACATATAGACAAATGAGAGCTCTAGAAGTATCTGGAACTACTAATTTCCGCGGAAATATGTATATAACAGGTAACTTGATAGTATCAGATATTGTAATAGCACAAGAATTCCACACAGAATTCGTATCAGCATCTATTGCATTCTCATCTGGTTCTAACAAAATGGGTAATTCCAACGATGATCAGCAACAAATGACTGGTTCACTTCGAGTTACTGGTTCAGGCCCACATTACTTTGTAGGTAGACGTGTTGGAAACAATAATCCAGGAACTCAAAATGCTATGGTAGGTATAAACACTATATCTCCAACTTATGAATTAGATGTTGCAGGTAATCTTGGTGTAGGAAGCGGTTCATCAGACTATGTTAATGTATATTCTTATGTTTATCATAATAATGACACAGATACACACTGGAAGTTAAGTAAAAATACTTCAGAATTTTCAGCTGGAGGTTATACACTAGGTATATCAGGAAGTCTTGATGCAAATAATGAAGTAATTGTAAATGAAGGTGCAAAATTAATGAACTTCAGGGTAGAGAGTGCATATGATGCATCATCTAACCCTCATAATGATGAGCATTTACTATTTGTATCAGGTGGGGCTTTAATTAACGAAGGATGGCCAGCAATCCAGCAAGTTGGAGCGGTTGGAATCCGTACAAGTAACCCTACTAAAGCATTAACAATTTCAGGTTCGATTAGTGCAAGTGGAAACTTGTATTTACACGGTGATATTAGTGTAAGACATATTACATCTTCAGGAAATATATCTGCAAGTAATTTACTTGGTACTCATTCACTAGGTGGTAGAACATCATTCATAGGAAATGTAACTGCTTCAAATAATATAAGCGCAAGTGGTATAATATACACAAACACATTATCAGAAGGTAATTCTCCTACTGGTTTAACTCTAACTGGAAATATAACTGCGTCTGGAGAGATTAGTGCAAGTGGAAATGTGAGAATAGGTTCAGGTTCTGCGTTATATACGGATAAAATAGATTTTAGCCAAAATATGGCTTCTAATACTGAACAAAACTTTATATCTACACTTCAACCAGATACAGGTCAATCATCTAACGCTGGTAGAATGATAGTTCAGTCACAATTCCAATTAAATTTATCAAGTTCAGCTGTTCGAATAGATCACGATGATGATAATTCGTTAACAATAGGAGCTAATGGAGGATCAGATCCAAACTTAATATTCCGTTCAGATTACGATAAAACTAGTGCACCAACTGCAGATCCTAACGCTCAAATGGTTTATTATGACGATTCATTTACTCAACCAGGTCTAGCATTTATAGGTCGAGCTAGAAGCGCTACTCAATATGTATTTGAAAGAATGACTGCTAACGGATCAGGATCTGGTACAGATTTAATAGCAATTAACGAAGCATCTACAAGTTATTCACAACGTAGAACAAGATTTAGAATAGATTATCTAGGTAATGCTTACCTACCATCAGGAAGTTTATCTGTTGGTTCATCTGTAGCGCCTGGACACATAACAGCATCTGGAAATATAAGTGGTAGTGCAACTTCAACGCTGACTATCGGTGGATTAGCTACTTTCGGAACTAATACTGTTGTAATAAATGGAACAGCAGGACATATAACAGCTTCTGGAAATATAAGTATGAGCGGGCACTTCTCTGCTAGCTCATTATCAGCAACATCAGCTAGTTTCTTAAATATTAATGTTACTGGATCTGGAAAAGAAGGTACTGGTTCATTTGGTAGAATAAATGTTGAGCATGTAGTTATTCATACTCACGAAACCGTTGGTGGTGATGGGTTAACAGTAAATGGTTTAGAAACTAATTTAGGTGGAACAAGCGATTTATCACACATAATAAGATTACGAGGTCACGTAACAGCATCAGGTGATGTAAATGTAACTGGAAAATTAAAAGTAACTGGATCAATATCCGGTTCATCAATACATGTAACAGAATTATTTGTTGCTAATGATCTAATGGTATCAGGTTCTGTATCTGGAAGCCATATTAGTGCAAGTAAAGGATTATGGACATCTGGTTCATTATATGCAAAAGATGTATATGCTACTGGTTCATTAACACTAGGAGGTCCAACTTCAACTCATACAATAAAAGGAAACGTAACAGCTTCAGGTAATATAAGCTCAAGTGCTACAGTATTAGCAAAAGATATTACTGTTGCAAGAGGTGGGGCGTATGATACATATAACTTAAGACAATCGTCAGGGACTGGTTTAGAAGTTTACAATGCAACAGATGCTAATGTAACTATGAAACTTGATTCTGGCAATGTTGGTATAGGAACAACTAGCCCAACACAAAAATTACAAGTAACTGGAAATATAAGTTCAAGTGGTAATATTTCAACTTTATCTCATATAACAGCTTCTGGAAATATAAGTGCAAGTGGAACTGGTTCATTTGGATTCCTTAAGATTGTAGCTGCACCAAATCCAGGAGCTCCAGGAATTCAAGATACAGACGTAGGTACACCACTTGCTGAATTCTTCGGTGACTCAGTCTCACTTGTAATTAAAAATGCATCTCATGCGGATTCTTCAACTTCAGGTGATTATTATATCGGTAATTCATCGGCTCAAAACGGATTTGTATTCAGAGATGGCTCAGGAGGAACAGCTTGGTTGTATGATGATACAATGGGAGCTACTTTAGCTGCAGAAGGGTTATTCTTACAAAAACCTGGAACTTATACTGCAACTAAATTTGCTGCTACTGATAATGTACTACAAGTATCAGGTCGAATTTCCGGTTCAGGTGATGCAATTATAGATGGTAATATAAAATCAAGTGGATCAATTTCATCTCGTAATTATAGATCATTCTACGTAGCAGCTGCTGGTATGACGCCTTCTACAACAAATGGAGCAGAAGCAGCAACTGAAGAATACACAGATGGAACATATAATTCGTATGACTACCTTGCATTTGGTGCATCAGCAGCTGAACATGCAAACTTCCAAATGGCAATGCCATACGAATGGGATAGAGGTACAGTTAAAGCTAGAGTCTATTATCATTCATCTACTGGAACACTTACTTCTAGATTTGCAATTTTTGGAATGAATGCAAGTGAAATTACTCATAAACAAGATCTAGACACAGTACAGAATACTTGGAACGAATTCTCTTCATCGATTGGTGATGTAGCAGATAATGAAAAACTAATAATTTCTGATCCAGTTACTATAACAGTTGCAAACGCAACATCAACTTGGGCTACTGGTTCACTTACTAATTTCCGATTAAGAAGAAATCCAACTCACGCTACTGATAATTATACTGAAGACGTGCGCGTACTTGGTGTAGAAGTTCAATACCGAGAAAGAAATTCAGCTGAAGTTAGCTGGGGAACTGGACAAAACGAATAAGTGTAAATAACTATGAGTAGAAGAATAGGATTTTATCGCCCTCGTAGAATGCCAAGCTTTAGAGGACGGTCTATATATTTAGATGGTATAAGTGATTATCTTGATTTGCAAGGTAAAAGCTCATATATCTTTTGGTACGGTCATAGATCTAGACCAACAGATTCTGTATATTATAGACCAGCATGTTGGTCATTTTGGGTAAAATTTCCATCTTCTACTTTAACTGCAGTAACAACTAACTATACAGCAGGTGGAGACTTATCTAAATATATTATTAAAGAAAATTTAGCTGATTGGGGAGGTGTTGAATCCAGAAAATGGGGTGGTTACTTTATTGGATTAGTTGGTGACGGAAACGATGATGTAAAAATTGCAGCAGGTTTCGGAAGATCTCAAGGAACAGGTGTAAGCCATCGTACAATTCGGAGAGGTAGTACAGCTATAGCTCCAGATACATGGTACAACATAGTAGTAAATTTTTGCGGTAGAGATCCTTCTAGCGGAGATATACTGCTAGAAATGTGGGTTAACACAGGAGGTACTGTAAATGCGCAAACACTAACTGCACATTACCCTTCTGGAATAAGCTCAGGAGAATTAACTGGGAATAATATGCTTGTACTCGGTTACACCGGCACAGAACCACAATTTCAAAATTCATATATTGGAAGGAGTGGAACACAATATACAGCAATGTGGATAGCTGAATGTGCATTCTGGGAAAATACAAAACTTGACACTGCTAATGTAACTGCAATATATAATGGTGGTACACCACTTGCAAGTCTAATTACTAACTCTGGTAATTATACAAAAGCATTAGGTAATACTGCTACAGGTAGTTTAGAACTTCAATCTTCTCAAGTAGATTGTAAAATTAGTTTAACATCTACTGATGGTCATGAAGTTACCTACAAAGGAATTACAGCTGGAGAAGGTGGAAATAATGGTATGACAGGAACGATAGCTGAAGGGGAAACAGAAACTTTGTTTCATATGCTTGCAAGTAGTGGATATACTGCTACCGAACTACTTAATGCGATAACTGGTTCAAATGGCCATGTAGATAAAAATGGTGATTTAAGAATATCTGGTTCTAACAACGGAGCAGGTGTATTAACCTTGCACCAAATGGTAGGAGGATCTACTGGTAATACAGATATAGTAATCTCAGGAACAGGAGCAGGAGCAGTATTAAATAAACATAATTTTGCAAGCGGTAGTGATTTTCTGAAAGGTAACTGGCCGCTAGATGGTCCTGCAGTATCAGGATCAGATAATAGATTACAAATTGGTGCTGGCATAGGCAGAACAACTAGCACTGAATATATAAATGAAGTATCATGGCAAACTATGTATAATAATCGAGAATTGTTAACTCGAGATATAGTAAACTATGGCGGATCATGGACTACAGAGACACCTAGCTAATATGGAAACATTCGAATATATAATACTAACAGTTGCTAATCATAATAATGCAGATCGTAATGAAATAGAATCTCATTGCAGCAATTACACCTCGTCAGCAAGATATAATACAGGTAATACTAAATGTGTACTTAAATTTCCAAAAAGAGAAGAACTGCCATCTTGTATAACATCTTTAACTAGATATAGTGAAAGTGAAATACTCGATGTAATGACTCAAACAGAGTGGACCACACCATCAGCATCAATTTCTTCTGCATCTGGAGCATACTGGTTATCAGCTAGTTTAGCAGCTGAACAAGATGATTAAGTATAATAAATAAGAGTGTTTGAGTGCTATTCTGTATATTTATTTAAGACTACATCGAGGTGTAGCATGTTCAATTTACAAATTAAAATACAGGAGTTAAGTTATGGCAGAATCAATTAAGTTTACCGAAGAGGAAATGAACAAAATTAAAGAGGTACAAACAGAGTATCAACAAAAGACAGCAGTATTTGGTCAATTAAGTTTTCAAAAGTTTCAATTAGAGAGACAATTAGAAACTGCAACAAATGCTGAAGTAACGTTAAAAAAAGAAATTATAGATTTAGAGCAACAAGAACGAGCACTAGTCAAAGAATTAAACGAAAAGTATGGTGCAGGTACATTAGATCCACAAACCGGAGAATTTAAGCCAGCCCAATCATAAAAACGTAGGAGTCGCTAATTATGGCAGAAAAAATCGTCAGTCCAGGTGTATTTACAAGAGAAAGAGACTTATCTTTCTTACCAGCAGCTATCGGAGAGATAGGTGCGGCAATTATTGGACCAACTGTAAAAGGTCCAGCATTCGAACCAACTATTATAGAATCATTCAAAGAATTCGAGCAAGTATTCGGACCGAAAACTCTTGAGAGCTACGTACCATATACGGTTGAGCAGTATCTAAAGAGTGCAGGTAGAGTAACTATTGTAAGAGTATTAGGATTAAATGGGTATACAGCAGATGAATCAATACTTGAAATAGTTAGTACAACTTATCCAGCAGGAACAAATACAGTAACAGGTACTGGTGTATCAAGAACTGTAGGTGTATTACATCCTTCTCAAGTTGACTCTAATGCAAAATTTACAGCACTATCTGCATCAGCTAACGACTGGACAGGTTCAGGATTCTTATTATTCTTATCTGGTGGTGCAGCAGACTACAATGCAGCTACTAATACAGCAGTTGGAATTACAGGACATACAGTATCACCAGCAACTGCAGCAGAGCATTTGACATCAGTTAAAACAGGATCTACAGCATATTCAATGTCATTAAATCCAGCTTCTGATAATTATGCAACTAAAGTATTTGGTAAAACTCCAAAAGATAGAAATAAGCCGGTATATTTACTAAACTGGTTTGGTAATCATGCTTCACGATCAAATGCATTATCAGTTACAACTGGTATTACTAAAGCAACAGTAAGAGGTCGTAGAACAATTGCTTTTGCATCTGCATATAGCACTAACAAAGATGAATTAGAAGCAAGAACACCTTTTATTACTTCACAAAAAATTGGTGGAAAGACAACAAACTTATTTAAGATTCATAGAAGATCTCATGGTACTGCAACTAGTTTTGAATTTAAGGTTGCAATTGATAATATTAGAGCAGCAGGATCTATAGCAGGAAGTGATTACGGTTCATTCTCTATAAGATTAAGACGAGTTGACGTAGATGGAACAATTAACGCACAATTATCACCGTTTCCTGCATCAGGTGATTCTGATAGACGACCAGATATTATAGAACAATGGAATAATTTAACTTTAGATCCAGATTCTCCAAACTTTATTGCGAGAGTTATTGGTGACAAGTATCAAGCAATTGACGCAAATGGTAAGGTAACTATAAAAGGTGACTATGCTAATCTATCTCGTCATATATGGGTAGAAGTTCCAGAAGAAGTTAAAGACAAAGGTACATCTCCTGATTTAGTTCCTTTCGGATATGCAGCAATTAAAGATTGCGTACCATCATCTGATTCAAGCTTCACAGGTTCACCTTCATCATCTATTATAGGTCAGAAAAATTCAACTACATCTAAAAAGACACAAATTTTAGACAACGTATATAATAAAAATGTTTATTACGGATTCGATTATGCAGACGCAGATAATCACAACTTCTTAAGACCAATACCAAGTACTAATAGTTCAGCAAATAATAATGCTGCATTTAACTTGAGTAATGAGAAACAACACCCATCTGCTTCATTAGAAACAGCATCGGATGGTTCAACTATATCACCAGGTGGTTCAACTATTAACTTATCAACTAAAAAGTTTATAGTACCAATGCAAGGTGGTGCTGATGGATTCAATCCTGCTAGATTTGTAGCATTAGACACAAATATATCAGCTACGAATATGCAAGGATATGATATATCTACAGCAGAATCTGATGGTGGTAAAGCATACAAAAGAGCAATAAACGCAGTATCTAATCCTGATGAATATGATATTAATTTAATGGTAACACCTGGAGCAAATCATAGATTACACTCCGTAGTTACTACACATGCTAAAAATACTTGTGAGGATCGTGGTGACGCATTCTTTGTAATGGATGCAGCAGCATATGGTGATTCAATCAATACAGTTACTAATACAGTAAAAGCATTTGATTCAAATTATGCAGCAACTTATTACCCATGGGTAAAAATATTAGATACAGACAAAAACAAACCAGTATGGGTTCCACCATCAGTAGTGGTACCTGGAGCAATAGCATATAATGATCAAGTAGCATTTGAATGGTTTGCACCAGCTGGATTAAATCGTGGATCTTTAACTGAAGTGATTGAAACTGCAGATAGAGTAACTCACGAAGAGAGAGATGATTTATATGAAGGTAGAGTAAACCCAATTGCTACATTCCCTGGTCAAGGTGTATGTATCTGGGGTCAAAAAACACTTCAAGGTAAACCATCTGCTTTAGACAGAGTAAACGTAAGAAGATTATTAATTGCTGTTAAGAAATTTATTGCATCAGCTACTAAATATCTAGTATTTGAAAACAATACAAACGCAACAAGAAATAGATTCTTAAACATAGTTAACCCTTATTTAGAATCAGTACAACAAAGACAAGGATTATATGCATTTAAGGTAATAATGGATGCAACGAATAATACACCAGACGTAATCGATAGAAATCAAATGATCGGTGAGTTATTCTTGCAACCAGCTAAAGCAGCTGAATTCATTATATTAGACTTCAACATCTTACCTACAGGTGCAGCATTCCCTGAATAGAATTAAAATATAAACTCTAGGAGTATAAGAAATGGCAGAAAAAATAGTTAGCCCAGGTGTATTTACACGTGAAAGAGATTTATCGTTCTTACCAGCAGGAGTTGCTGAAATTGGAGCGGCAATAGTTGGTCCAACAGTAAAAGGACCTGCTTTCGAACCAGTAATTATTGAATCATTCAAAGAATTTGAAGCAACATTTGGTCCAAAAACGCTAGACAGTTATGTACCTTATACAGTTGAAGCTTATTTGAAGAGTGCAGGTAGAGTAACGGTTGTTAGAACGTTAGGTTTAAGCGGGTACTCACCTTCATTAATAACATTACAAACTAATGAGCTTACATCATCACAGTTGAATTCAGCAGGTGGTACAGGACTTACATGGGGAGTATTACACCCTACACAAGTACATCCAGCAGCAACATTTAATGCAACATTAAATGATTCTACTCAACAAGTAATTTATATGCACTTAACAGGATCTTCTTCAGATATATCTGGTTCATTCTCTGGTTCATATTTTGTATTATCAACAATAGATCCAGCAGGTGATGGAACAAACCTTAACTATGGATTCTACTTCTCAGGTTCAGCTTTTGATGGAGGAGGATTTACTCAAGCAGGTGGACCTCAACCAACAGTTGCATCAGCATTTACTTCTTTAAGTACAACATTTAATAAATCTATTGAATTAACAAAAGGTGAAGCAGGAGCTGCCGGTCATACACACGGAGGAACTAATGTAGCAGGTATATCTGCATCTATCGCATCTCAAATTAGAACTGCAATTAACTCTATTACTGCCAGTGGAACATCAGGATTAACACTATTTAGTGCATCCATGGAAATGTCAGGCTCTAGTTCAGGATCAGGATACAGTACTACATCAAACTTAAATACTATTAAAATTATTAATAGATTTGCAGGAAAGGTTTATGGTACTAGAGACCTAGATGCAGGATTTCTTAATACATCTTTAACAGGAGTTGGAGCAGAAACTGCATCATTCTCTTTGTTAGATGAAGTTGATGCAACACAACATAATCCTTCTGCATCTTATGGTCGTATAGAGGGTACAGCATTTACACTATTCCTTAAAGGTGATGGTGGAACTAATTCGTACTCAAGCACTACTACATTTGCAAATGGAGCTCATACAGATTCAGGTAACATATTATCTGCACAAACATCTTACTCAGGTTCTATAGATACAACGTCTGAAGAGTGGATTGGTAAAGTATTTGGTAAAACACCTAAGGATAGAGTAAAACCAGTATATAATTACATGCTATTTAACAACTATGCATCTAAATCATATGCTGCTGATCCAAACTTATACATATCAACAACTGTAGCAGTAAATGATCAATCTTACGCATATTCATCAAAAGATGCATTTGAAGCAAGAACGCCTTGGATAGTATCTCAAAATATTGGCTCTTATGGAAGTGCAAAAACAACTAGATTATTCAAATTCCATACAAGATCACACGGATCGTCAACTAACTATCAATATAAAGTTGCAATATCAAATATTAAAGATCCAGGATCAGTAGCAGGAAGTGATTACGGTTCATTCTCAGTACAAATACGAAGAGTAGATACTGATGGTACTATTCACGGTGCTAATAATCCATATGCTAAATCTGGTGATTCAGATATGAGACCACATATAGTAGAACAATGGAATAATTTAACTTTAGATCCAAATTCACCTAACTTTATCGCAAGAGTAATTGGTGATAGATATCAACAAATTAGTGAACTTGGTAAAGTAACTGTATTTGGAGATTATCCTAACTTATCAAGACATGTATATGTAGAAGTTCCGCAAGAGGTAAAAGATCAAGGTACAGCACCTGATCTAGTTCCTTTTGGATTTGAAGCATTATATCAACCAATTGTAACAGGTTGTGGTACATTACCAACAGCATCATTTGTTGGACATACTAACGATAAACGACAAAGAAAAGATGGAGCAACAACAGGTCATTACATTAAGAAGACACAAGTTGCAGACAATGTATATAATAAGAAGATTCACTATGGATTTGACTATTTAGATAAAGATAATTATAATTACTTATTACCATTACCTGATGCTAACGCTACAGGATATGGAGTAGGAAATAACAAACACTTTAATTTATCACATTGCTTCCAACACCCATCAGCATCACTTAATAGTGGTAATGAAACAGCAATCACACCAGATGGTTCAACTATAAACCTTTCAACAAAGAAATTTATAGTACCATTCCAAGGAGGATTTGACGGATTAAATCCAGCACGTTATATTGCACGTGATACTAATATTCTTTCAACTAACATGTTAGGATTTGATTTATCAACTGCAGAAACGGATGGAACAAAAGCATATAAGAGAGCTCTTAATGCTGTATCTAATCCAGATGAATATGATATAAACCTTGTTGTAACACCAGGTCCAAATCATAGACTACACTCTGCAGTAACAACTCACGCTAAAAATCTTTGTGAAGATAGGGGAGATGCTTTATACTTAATGGATGCAGTAGGATATGATACAACAACAATCGCTACAGTAACTAATACAGTTGAAGCACTTGACTCAAACTACACAGCTACTTACTGGCCTTGGGTTAAAATACTCGATACTGATAAAAACAAACCAGTATGGGTACCACCTTCAGCAGTAATGGCAGGGGTAATCGCTAAAAACGATCAAGTAGCATTTGAATGGTTCGCTCCAGCAGGTCTTAACAGAGGTATTCTAACAGAAGCTATAGATGTACCAACAAGATTAACACATGCTGAAAGAGATGATTTATATGAAGGTAGAGTTAATCCAATAGCAACTTTCAAAGAAGGAATTTGTATTTGGGGTCAAAAGACACTACAAGCTAAACCTTCAGCACTTGATAGAATTAACGTACGTAGATTACTGATAGCAGCGAAGAAATTTATCGCATCAGCAACTAAATATCTAGTATTTGAAAATAATACTAATGCAACTAGACAACGTTTCTTGAATATAGCTAATCCATATTTCGAAAGTATACAGCAAAGACAAGGTCTTTATGCATACAAAGTAATAATGGATGCTACAAACAATACTCCAGATGTAATTGATAGAAATCAAATGATAGGAGAAATATTCTTGCAACCAGCTAAGTCAGCAGAATTTATTATACTAGACTTTAACATTTTACCAACAGGAGCAGTATTCCCTGAATAATAATTAAAAAAAAGGATACTTTTTATAGTACTGCATATTTATATATGTAGAAACAGAATAAACGAGGAGAACAAATGGCACAATTAATCGACCCAACTGAAGCAATGTTCACGGCATTTGAGCCGAAAACGCAGAATAGGTTTATCATGTATATAGATGGTATTCCTGCATATTTAATTAAGAAAATCGACAGACCATCAATTACTTTTGGTGATGTAACTCTTGATCACATTAACGTGAAAAGAAAACTAAAAGGTAAAGCTGATTGGGGAAACATTACATGTGATTTATATGATCCAGTTGTTCCATCTGCAGCACAAGCAGTAATGGAATGGGTTAGATTATCGCACGAATCTGTTACTGGTCGAGACGGATATGCTGATTTCTACAAAAAAGACATTACTTTTAATGTATTAGGTCCTGTAGGTGACAAAGTTGAAGAATGGACATTGAAAGGTGCGTATGTACAATCTACTGCAAAAGGTAGTTTAGATTGGGCAACTGATTCAGCACTTATGCTTTCAATTACCGTTGCATACGACTACGCAATCTTACAATTCTAATATATATTAGAACATAAAACAAATAGAGGAAAAAAGTTATGAGCGAAAACACTAAAGTTACGGCTAAACAAACAGAAAAAAAGAAATTTCCAACCGAATTTATTGATCTTCCAAGCAAGGGGTGGTTCTATCCAGAAGGCCACCCTTTAGCTACTGGTCAGGTAGAATTAAAATACATGACTGCTAGAGAAGAAGATATCTTAACTTCCGCAAATCTTATTAGACAAGGTAAAGTAATTGATACATTAATCAATGCATTATTAGTAACACCATGTGATTATAATGATGTATTAGTTGGTGATAAGAATGCAATTATGATAGCTGCAAGAATTTTAGGTTATGGTAAAGATTATGATATTGATCTTCCTTGCCCTAAATGTGGTGAAATTAACAAATTAACTATTGATTTAACTAATCTTAATAATAAAGAATTTGATTTCGATGCATATCAAAAAGGTTCAAATGAGTTTGAATTTGAATTACCATTAAGCAAGAAAATTATTACTTGGCAGTTAATGGATGGTAAGTCAGAAAAAGCACTTGAAAGTGAGTTAAAAGGATTAGCGAAATTTGCAAACAAGAAAGGTCCAGGTAAGGACCTCACAACAAGATTAAAACATCAGATAATTGCTATAGATAGCAATCGTGATACAAAGGCAATCAGACAGTTCGTAGACGAAGAATTATTTGCACAAGATTCTTTAGCATTACGTAACTATATGAGAACTTCAACGCCAGATGTATTGACAAAGTTTAATTTTGAGTGTGAAGCTTGTGGACATGAGGAGACCGTCGATATGCCAATCGACACCGGGTTTTTTTGGCCTAGCTCCGATTCATAGACCATTAATACACGAAGAAATATTTAGTCTATGTTATTACGGTAAAGGAGGATTTACTCATGATGAAGTATATAATATGCCTCGTTACTTACGAACTTTCTATCTAAAACAGATCCAAAAAGTCTTTGAGAAACAGCAAGAAGATCAAAAGAAAATGGATAATAAAACGCAGGGTAAGTCAGAGGTATTTTCACCTCCTGTAACGCCAAAACAGTAAGTTTTCTAGGTATTCCATATTTATATATGTGAAACTATGTAAAGGGGAATACTATGTCATCTAAAAAATACATTATAAAAGAAGGTTTATTTAATTGGTTATTATCTAAACTTGTTGGTAAGGATAATAATGCAAAATTGCGATATTATGCTGCTATCAAGACGGACTCAAAACTTCGAAAACTTTCTAAAGAATTTGAAAAATCAGCTAGTGATCTAAAACGTCATTTTGATAAAGTAGGTGCAAAAGATCAAAGATATAAGGATGACCTTGAAAATATCTTAAAACAAAGGTAATTAAGAGGCAGAACGTTCTATGGCTAAACCTAATAAAAGTAATAGAAGAAGGGTTGTAGGTGTCGGTAAAGTTGATTCAGAATCAGGAAAAGCTTATAAACAGCAACAAATTGACCAACAAGCACTAAACAAACTTCAATCTGAAAGTTACAGAAACTCGCAAGAACAATTGATAGCGGGCCGAGAGCGTATTGCACAATTAGAGCAAGAACGAGATATAAAACGACAACAGCTAGAAGACGAAAAACTTGCCAGTGTACATTATACACAAAGAAGAAGAACTCAAGAAGAAATACTTAAATTCGATGAAGAACTAAAAAAAGTAGGTCAAGAAAATACTCGTATAACAAAAGAAACTGCTGATCAAACAGAAAAAATAGACCTAGCACAACAAAAACTTAATGATTCTAAACAAGATTATCTAAACAAACTTCAAGAAGAAGAAACTGTAATGGCCCAGATAGGCCAGAGCATACATGATCAAAAAAATACTTTGTCTAATTTGTATGGAGAGCAAAAAGATTACGCTTCTAAATTACAAATTGCTGCTAGTATGGAAAAAGAAATAGCAGCTCAAAAACGTCGAAGTTTAGATTTATCTATCGAAGACAAAGCTTTATTAGAACAAACCATTACCGATAGAGGTACTATCAATTCATCTTTAGTAACAGCTGCAAGAGAATCTGCCAAAATTACTTTATTTAGACGGGAAGAAATTCCTCACATGGATAAAATAAGAGAGATTCAAGCTGAGATGGCATATTTACAAGAACAGCAAGTTCAAGGATTAACACAAGAACAAGAACTTCGTTTAGCTGCTTTAGGTGATATGAATCTGCAATATCAAACTTTATCTAAACTAGAGCAGAAAAATCAACAAATAGAAAAAATAAATAAAGAGATTCAAGATACTGTATTTGGTATGAATACTGCATTCGGTCAAGTAATGAGTACTATTAAAGATATTGTTACTAATCCTTTAACCTTATTTACTGGACTATTAGCGTTAGGTATTAAACGTTATGAAACTATGCGTCAGTATGCAAACCAGTTAGCAGAAGAGCAAGATCGAGTTAACAAAAAATTAGCAGGTGCTGGAGAGTATCAAAGAAATATATTAAAACATGCAAAATCAATCGAAAGTGAGTTTTCTAGAGCAGGTGAAGGGTTTGCTCAAAGTTTAGAAAGTGCTGTAGATGCTACAGTCGCTTTAAGTGAACAATTTGGTCGAGTTGGATTTGTATCAGGTGACTTAGTTGAAACTATGTCTCAATTAAAATTAGGTATAGGACTGAGTGATGAAGAATCAGCTAAAGTACTTAATAATTTTGATTCTATATCAGGATTAACTAAAGGAGCAGCAGTTAATGCAGCTGATTTAACTTATCAGTTAGCAGAACAGCATGGTTTAGATCCAGCAGGTCCATTCAAAGATATAGCTGCAGCGTCTGGTGAAACACTAGGATATTTCTCAGGTGGAGCAGTAGCATTAGGTAAAGCTGCAGTTCAAGCAAGGAGAATGGGATTAACTCTAGATGATATGGCTAATGTAGCTAAAACACTACTTGACTTTGAAACTTCTATAGAAAAAGAAATGGAAGCACAGCTCATCACAGGAAGAAATCTTGATTTTGGTAGAGCTAGACAACTTGCAATGATGGGTAAAACAGGTGAAGCAGTTGAGGATGTATTAAAGCAGGTAGGAGGTGTAGATAAGTTTAATGCAATGATGCCACATCAACAAAAAGCATTAGCTGATGCAGTAGGGTTGTCAG